GCACGGCTACGTCCGTAAGCATGGCCCAGAAGCGGGAGTTCTGCTCCAAAGTGCGGCACGGGCCTTTGAATTCGATGCGCGATCCAGTCTTGGCGCGCTCGATCCAGTCGATGGCGCGCTCGCGCTCGGCCTGGCTATTGAGGACGACGACTGCGCGGCTCATGCTGCCTCCGCGGATGCTTTGAGATCGGCGAGCAGAGTGCTGCCGTTGTGCTGACGCACGGCCTTGACCGTCTCGGCCAGTTCCTCGTTGAAGGCCTTCACGGCGCCGGCAAGAGTTGCGATATAACCGTCATCACGCGGGACACGGACGATCAGGAGAGGCAGGCGAGGGCAGTAGCTGACAAAATCCCACCACAGCCGTTCAGTCACCCACATGTTGCCTTGAACCTGGGCGCGGTGTTCGCTCGGCAGTTCGCCCTTTAGCAGGCGATCGACCTGAATGTGTGGGAGTGCCGTTTTGATCTCGAGCCCGCCATCGGCACCGATCAAGGAATCCGGACTGCAGCCCTTGTCGCCATTGACGATGAAGCCGACCTGATCGGTGTCGATGTCCCTCATCAACTCATAGGCTGAGCGGGCCTCGGCTTCCTGCTCCTTCCCGCGCTCCATGTGCTGGTTGGTATAGGCCTCCATGGGCTCCCCAGTCAGAAGCTCGCCGGCCAGCTTGAGCATGTAGGTTCGGCGGGTAACGGACTTGCCGCCGTCCTTGCCCTTCGCCATGACCGTGCTGAATTCGCTCGCTGTCGGCAGGCCGAGACGAGCCTGAAACCATTCGGGCGAACCCTGCTCGCAGGTGATGATGCGCGGTGCCATGCTTCACCCCCGCGCCTTGGCGTTGAGCATATTGATTGCGGTCTGATACTGGCGCGCCGGCAATTGGGAGATTTGCTCGATCTCAAAGTGCTTAAGGAAGCGGACCTTGTTCGCTCCGACGCTCTCGATCATCGCCTGCAGATCATCTGCCTGATCCTGGGTGATCGCCTCGGGCGCGCCGGCCGCTTTGCCGTCGTCGTCCTGGCCGCGCGTGGTGATGTTGAGGAGGTTGATCGCGGTGTAGCGCTTGCCGTAGCTGTTGGACGAGCCAACAGCCTGTACAGCGTTCTTGCTGCCCGTGCTGTCGTGTTGCAGAACGAAGGTGTCTTCCTCGCGATGCCCGTCGCGATGGGCAAGGATACCGGTGACCGTGACGAGACCTTCCGGTGTTCGGCCGGCGCGGAACGTCAGCGAGAAACCATGCGTTGCCAGGATCGGCCTGATTGCCTCGTTAATGTCTTCCCAGAGAGCATAGGGCGTAGACTGCTGGATATCGCCGTCGCGCCTGCCGCTGGAGGTCTTCTCTCGAACCTCGATCCGGCCGCGCCGGTCGATCGTCGGCAGCTTCGGCTGCATCTCGGCCATGGCCGCATCAAAGGCGACGCGAGACCTCGCCGCGTCCCGATCCTCCTGGAGCTTCATCAACCGCTCCAGCTTGTCGATATCAACAGCCGGATCGCGGGCCGCGCGCTCGATCATACTGAGCACAGCAGCCGTCTCGGACAGAGCTGGGGGATACGACACCGGGCCGGCAACTTCGCGGATGTTTTCAGCGGGAAGAGACATCATGAACGCTCCATAACTTGACGAATGACTTCCAGATCGCGCTCAAAGGCGCTGTCGAGCCGCTTGCTGAACTCCATCATTCGTTCCGTGGCGACGAGCGGGCAGGCGCCGGCATTGCGCTCAGCGGCGTAGTAGCGGGCCAAGGCCTGCTCACGCTCGATCGGGGAAAGGGGAATGATGCGGCCGAAGGTTCCCATCAGTTCGCTTCCTGCTGTTGTGGCTTGCCCTTCAACATCAGAATGCGCTCAGCAACTTCATCAGGCGCGCCGTAGAGCTTCGCGACCTTGGCCGCTGCATCCAATGCGTTGTTGCGCGAGTTTAAGGCGAGGTCGTTCAGAATGTCGTCGATGTCGCGGGAGTTCATCACACGGCCTCATGCTTGCGGAGGTCGCGGTCGTGATCGGCGTGAAAGGCAGCGGCGTTGCGCTCTTCCTCTTCCTCGCCGTTGCTGATCGCCCAGACCAGATCGGCGATCGCCTCAAGTCGGGTGGCGCCGTAGCCGCGAACCTCGCCGTCGTCCTGCTCGCGATAGGCGCCGTACTGGGCGACCTGCGGAACCCAGCCGGTCGTGACGTAGCAATCGTTGACGGGGAAGTAGTGTTTCTGGCGATCCAACATCGTTCCTGCCTCGATCTGCATATTCTACAAGCCAGCGACCGCGCGCTCGTATTCGGCCCGCCAGTACGTATCGGCGAGCTGTTCCATGGCAGCTTCGACCGCGCCCTCAAGTGGCGTATCGACCACGGACAGCAGCCAATTCACGATTGCGGCCTCGCCGGCGGCTATCAAGGTTGCGTACATGCGGCCTACTCCGTTTCGTCGCCGGCGAGCGACACGACTTTTTTCGAAAAGTCGGCGAGCTCGAAGTTCAATGGGTCGCGCCCAGCTCCGACCGCCATAGCAGCGAAGGCAAAAGCCGCCGCGTCCCACGCGCATTCAGATGGGAAGCCGAACATTACGCGACCGTCCAAGCTGAACTCGATCTCGTCGCGACCGGGGCGGCGATCATACATAACCATGTTAGGGACGAGGCGCCCCTGCATGCGGACCTCGTTGCCGAGCCGCTCGCAACCCTTCATCTCGGCAATCAGGTCGCGCACAGGCGTTGCAGGGAGTTTGGTGACGTTGGACATGTTACCGACTCCGCTGGATAAGTTTCATGCGGCGACGCCACTTGCGCGATGCGCTGAGGTGGATAACGAACCGCTCAGGTTCGCGCGCGGGGATGTCCGGACAAAAGACACCAATCCAGAACTTGGCGGGCGCGAAAAAGAGGTCGATCAAGCCAATCATAATGATCCTCCCGCGCGGTCATCATGCCCCCTAAGCGTGTCCCATTCCTCGATCGCGAGGACCGTCGTTGCCAGCGTCGCGACGCCAAGCGCTACGAAAACAATCTGAATGAGAGTGTCCATGTTTCCTGCCTCGATCTGACAGGGGCAGTGTTTCACATCATGTGATAGTCGTCAAGCGGAAAAATTACATATTGTGATTTTTGGAAAAAGCTCTTGCAATACAAAGTGGTAAATATACGGGCATTTACAAACCACCTAGGCGTGTGTCAGGTTTATGTAAGGCAGGAGCACACAGAACCGCATCACAGTTGACAGTGTTCTTGCTTTGTTCTTAAATACAGAAATGTCGGCCTATTGATTTTTTTCGGTATGGGGGTAGGAATGGGAATCCCTCTCGCTTGGCACAAGCGCCAGGCCATGATGTTGGCAAGTCAGCTTCCGGAAAACGCAGCTGATGCACGCCTTGTTTTAGAGGCGATGGCAGAGCTGGTGGAAACCTTCATTGGCAGGGACCGTGAGGAAGTGCCGACAACGAGGGCGAACAACGTCCTACCGTTCTCGGCCTGATTTTACGCGGGCTCCTTCGTCCGGCTCTTCTTCGGAGGAGGGATCGCTCGGCTCCTTGGCTTCTTCGGCCTCGATACGCTGAAGAAGATCGAAGGACAGTCCACGCTTGTCGCCCTCCCAAAGCCAGAGAGGGTCGAAGCCCAGTATCCGCGACCTGAGCTGTAGCGCCTTATCCATGGGCACGCGCCGCATGCCTGTTTCAAACTGGCTCATGCCTGATTGCGGCCAGTTCATGAATTTGGCGAATGCGGATGCGGTATCCATCCGCATGGCTCGCCTGAGCCAACGAAGGCGTCGGCCCTGGTCCTCGAAAGGATATTTGCTCCCGCCTGCCATAGTTCCAATTTTATACACAAATTGCGATGAAGCAAATTCCCAAATGTGACGCTTGACAGTATCACAGGGCGTGATATTAACTTGGGGCATGACGAAGCGGCTTTCCACCATTGAAGAAGTAATTTCGGAACTCGGCGGCCCCAAGGCCGTGGCCGAATTGACCGGTCGGGCCAGCCAATCTGCTGTCCCGATGTGGAAGTCCCGAGGCCGCTTCCCGGCTACGACGTTCAAGACCATGCAAGCCGCTCTGCTAGAGCGTGGTGCTGATGCTCCGAGCGAATTGTGGAGCATGTCATGAGCAACGGTAACTGCTCATTCTGCGGCAAGCGCCACGATGAGGTCTTCAGGCTCATTGCTGGGCCTACTTGCATGATTTGCAATGAATGCATCGGCCGTATGGCGAACATGATCGCGGCCGAACTGCAAACTGTAGCAGCCGATATCATTGCACTTCCGCCGCCACTGCCGCCTCAAGGGGATGAACAATGAAATCGTGCCCCTTGCCATTGAACTCCCTGCCGTCACTCCGCACTCCCGAGCTGACGGCCAACTTGGCGGCGCTCATCGCGAGCGTCGTCCCTTTTTTCCATGATGGTCATCGCGTGTCGGTGCATGCGCCAACGGTTGCGCAGCTCTCGACCGAGCGCGACCGCGCCGACGATCGCGAGCAAAGCGCCGGCAACACTGGCGGCAACAAGAGCGAAATGAACGTCCATGAAATTTACTCCGATTGAATGACCGGAGTGAACGACAAGAGCGCGGAAGGGTCACGTTTATTGGAACCCGAAACCAAAACTGAACGGGAGTGTGTGATGAGTAACGAGGCAAATCTGAAGGCGATCACGCGCCACATGGTGGCTCTGGTCGGCGGCCCGAAGATGGCGGCGCACATCTGC